GCATTGCGGACGGGAGTTCGATTCTCCCCAGCTCCACCAAAGGTATTTCTCACGAGATATCTTTGGGGGGCTGACAAGGTTTCGACGTGGTGAAAGAAGGGGAACAGACAACTCGACAGGCGAATGTCGTAAAACTAGCAAACTAAAGTAACCGCAAATGACGATTACTATTTTGAGGACTTTGCGCTAGCTGCGTAAACCTTCACGGGGTATGGGCACCGCCTTGTTACTCAATGGGCCCATTTAAATTGTCATGAATAGGAGAAAATTTATTATGACTACTAAGACTCAGGCACAGCGTGTCATCAATGCACTAGAAAACGGTGCAGAACTAACTGCCAAGCAGATCACTGCTCGTTATGGTGTGAAGAATGTTCGTGCAGTTATCAGCAAGCTTCGTTCAGAAGGTTATGCTATTTTCCTCAACAAACGCGTATCGTCTTTTGATGGTGAGACGTATATGAAATATCGTCTTGGTACGCCGACTCGTGCAATTGTAGCCGCTGGTTACGCTGCACTTCGTTCTGCGTAAAACTTAATAAGGATTGGCTTACCTTTACCCAACAAGCCAACTCAATGAGGCTTGGCCCACCTTTTATCAAACGGGCCTTTTTTATAGGATACAATGATGCCACTGAAAACCGCAAAGACTTTCTCAATGAATATAGAGAAAATAGTTTTAGAGAAAAATATTACTCATATGGATGCAGTTCTTTGGTATTGTGAACAAGAGGGTATTGAACCAGATACTATTAACAGACTTATTTCTAAATCTCTCAAAGAGAAGATTGAGGCAAATGCAAGGGAATTAAATTTCCTACCAAAACACGCTCAATTACCTATCTAAAAGGTATTGACATTCCCACTTAAATTTAGTATTATTAACACTGTTACATTCACATAGGAGAAAAGAGTGACTGACGTAACTGACCAAGAACGTTCTGAAAATTTCTTTCAGACAAAGTATGACGAGCTTCGTAGGGAGACTCGTGAGGACCAAATTGAGATGTCATATCTCAAAAAAGAGAACGATGAGCTTCGTGAGCGAGTGAAGAAACTCGGGTCTCGTCAACCTAGTTGGCCTAAGGGTTATCGTCCACAAAGAGAAAAGTCTCATCGACGATAGTTTTATCATGCCGGTGTAGCTGAGTAGGTTTAGCAGGGCTTTTGTAAAGCTTAGACGGGAGTTCGATTCTCTCCGCCGGCACCAATCTTCCTCAGTAGCTCAGAGGTAGAGCAAGTGACTGTTAATCACTCGGTCGGTGGTTCGAGCCCATCCTGGGGAGCCAATTAAAGTAAAGGTTTACAATGATGAATGAACTAAATCGTGATGATCTGATCAACCTTCTAAAACTTGCCCTGGCCAGGGTAAATGAACTTGAGGAAATTATATCTAAGGATGAGGGCTGGGATGTGAATCCAAAACTAGAACACTCACCTTATCCACCAAATTGGCCATATGGTGAAAAGGCAAAAAAAACTTTGGAGGATGTTTTTGGTTATAAAATAGGTTCTGGAGACTAAAAATTATGAGTGTTAAACTAGTATCATATTCTCATTCAGCAAAACAACCGTCAGATCGAACATGGATTGCTGACTTTACAAATCTAGTTTCTTATTGTGCAAGAGTATCTAATCCAAGTAATCAGAACAATGAAGAAACGTCTGAGAAACTTATCAAGTATCTCATAAAAAATAAACATTGGTCACCACTTGAGATGGTGAGTGTTTGTTTGGAGATTGAGACTACAAGAGATATCGCAAGACAGATATTGCGGCATCGTTCATTCTCGTTTCAAGAGTTCAGTCAACGTTATGCTGACCCTACAAAAGACTTACAATTTGTGACTCGTGAAGCAAGGTTACAGGATTCAAAGAACAGACAAAATAGTATTGAACTTGATGATGAAAGTGAATTGCAGTTGATGTGGGAAGTAAAACAAGAACTTATTATTCATGAAGCTAAGATGGCATATGATTGGGCTATCAATAATGGTATTGCAAAAGAACAGGCTCGTGCAGTTCTTCCTGAAGGACTAACTATGTCCCGTATGTACATGAATGGCACACTTCGTAGTTGGGTTCATTACATTGAACTTCGTACTGCAAACGGAACACAGAAAGAACATATGGACATTGCAAAGGATTGTGCGTTTGAGATTGCTAAGGTTTTTCCTTTATTGAATGAGGTTATTTGATTATGGCTCTGATGCCAATTTATTATACTACTAACAATACTCGTAAACGAAAGAAGACAAAGAAGACAAAGAAGCAGATTGAAGCTGACAGGAAACACGAGAAGTTCTTGAAGAAGATGGGTGCTGGTCTGTTTGGCAAGAAGGTTGAACGGAGCGTGGCGCAGTCTGGTAGCGCATCTGGTTTGGGACCAGAGGGTCGTAGGTTCGAATCCTACCGCTCCGACCAAACTAGTGAGATTCCATCTCATGAGTTTACTGGGTACGACAAGTCTATGGCGAAGAAGGAGCAAAACATATATAATGGTGAGCGAAAATTGCTAGGGATTGCTGTTATGCACAAATCCAACTTAGTTCCTGTATTCGAGGAAAAAGAAGCCAAAGAGATTGCGAGGATGCGACGATAATATGAGTGCAACTGAAATACCTGTCTTTCCGGCAGGTGTATTGAAAATTTATAATAATCCCAATCCACCTGAGATTCCTTCTATGGAGGAATTCAACTTTAATCAACAGGCCATCGCAAATCCAGACACTACACAGTTTATGGATACACCAAACATTGTTGACCACGATGGTCTAGCAGATTTGAAAGTGTGGTTTGAGGAATGTGTGAAAGACTATCTTGATAATGTAATGACATTGGATTATCGAGAGTTTTGGATTCATGAAAGCTGGTTGAACAAGGCTGCACCTGGCAGTTCTCAAAGTATGCATAATCATGGCAACTCTCTTATCAGCGGTGTATATTATGTTTCATCTACACCACAACATCCACCGTTAGTGTTTGAGAAAATGCCATCAAACTCTGATCCGTTCTTCTCACTGAGAAAACACTACAGTAAGGCAAACGCAAACTTTACAAACAAGCTTGCCATGCCTTGCACTCAAGGTTCTTTGATTATGTTCAACTCATATCTGTTTCATGGGTTTGGACAGAATGTGACAGACCAGTCAAGAGTAAGTCTAGCATTCAACGTTCTTGCAAACCTTACAGAAAAGGATGCATATCGCATTGACTTCGTAAAGAATGAACGATGGCTGAATACTGAGGATGCCACCAACTACACGGTTGACACTGATGGTTCATCGGGTTCCATACAAAGACGCATGTCTAAATGAAATCTGCTGTAGTTCTAGGTAATGGTGAATCACGTAGTTGGTTTTGTCCTGACTACTTAGAGTATCCCATTGCAGATTTAGAGTTGTGGGGATGCAATGCAATATATCGTGATGGTGTAGTAGACAATCTTGTATCAATGGATTATGCCATGCAACAAGAAATCTACATGTCAGGATATCCTTTGAACCATAAGTGTTGGTTTGCAAACTGGACTCGGGTTCCTACACAAGTTGCAGAAATGATGATGATGGGAACAACCATACCGAAAGATTTTGTTCATTGGCCAAAATCAAATGCATCTGATGAATGTGTTATTTCAGGTAAAGATCCTGCCACAGTGCAGACAAAAATAGATGAGATGATGAAAGACTTTCCACATCTTGACACAGAAGATTTGAAACTCAAAATGGAAAAGGATGTGGGTGTTTGGATTACACCAGTTTTTGATGAGGACCGTGTGCAGAATATTTCAAACCTTGAAGGTTGGTCTGCTGGAAATGTTGGATTGTTTCTTGCAGCAGAAAACGGTGCAACTGAAGTCTATATGCTAGGTTTTGACTTGAGTAGTTACGACGAGCCACTGAATAACATTTACAAAGGAACAGAAAATTATTTGCCGGGGACAGCCAGAGGATTTAATCCTGTCAACTGGATTATTCAGATGAACTCGGTGTTCAAGAAGTATCGCGATGTGACTTTTTATTGGGTAGATAGCAGATGGAAAGACTATTCAGATAAGTTTTTCGCTCCTAATATAAAGCACATTGACAAGAATACGTTTCTTGACAGAGTAGGATCATTTTAAAGGAGGATAAATAAACTATTGACAACACACATTCGTTATGATACTATTAATACACACTATACGTTAACACACGAAAACATAAGGAGACAAATATGTCATTCGCATCAATGAAACGAAACAACGCACTTGATGATCTTCTGGGTGCTGCCCAGAAAGAAAGTGCACCCCAAGAGAAAAAGTCCTATGTGGACGAACGTCTGTGGAAGCCGACTATGGATAAGACTGGTAACGGTTATGCCGTTATTCG